TCCCGCTGCAAGTGGATCGAGTACGACGTGGCCGCCGGCGAGAGCGCGGCCATGGTGGCCAAGGTCCTGGCCCACGCCTGGAGCGGCGACCCGCGCTGCGCTCTGCGCGGCCTGCCGGAATCGCTGCTGTGCGACCACGGCCCCCTGCGCCGCAGCGACGAAGGCCAGCAGTTCGCGGACGTGCTGGGCGTCACCTACGAAGACCGCAACCCCAACTCCCCCTGGGTCGGCGGCAAGGTGGAGCGGCCCTGGCGCCACTTCATCCAGAGCTTTGAGCTGCCCTGGCTGCTTAAGCCAGACGCCCAGATCACCCTTTCCGACCTCAACCGCATGGCCGCCGCCTGGACCGGCGAAACCAACGCCATGGACCACCCCTTCTTCCTCAAGCAGTCGCGCTTGGACGTGTACGCGGCCGGGCTGGACCTGGCCACCGTCCGGCTCTGCCCCGAGGACGCCCACCGCGAAGTTTACCACGAGCACTACCGCCTGGTCCGAACCGACGGAACCATCCGCTACAAGAACGACTGGTACCTGGTCCCCGATGAACTTGTCGGCCTCATGGTCCGCGTCCTCACCAAGGGCGACACCGGCGAGATGCTGGTCGAGCATGACGGCCGGACCTTCCCGGTCAAGATTTTCGCCCCGCACGACGCAGGCCAATACCGCGCCCACCCGGACACGCCCGCCCTGCGCCTGGTCAAGGACGGCGCGCCCGTCGTGAACCGCCTGCCCATCGAGGACGCCCCCGCGTCGGCGCATCTGCACAACGCGCCCCAGGCCGAAATCAGAACCCCGTTCACGGCGGCGGCGGACGAGTCCTTCATCAACCGCGAGGAAGCCCTGGCCCAGTTCTGCCGCTGGCTCGGCAAGCCCCTTCATACGCTCCCGGATGACATCCGCGAATCCGTCATGGCCATCCTGTCCCGTCACGAGATGCTGAACAAGTCCGTCCTGTTCGACTTCGCCACCGAACTCCGCGCCCGCATGGCCGCGGGTTGATCCGACAGAAAGGAAGCCGCCCCATGAGCATGTTCAAGCACTTCGGCGTTGACCAGGACGCCTTTGAGTACCCAGAGCCGTTTGAGAGCGCCGACCTCGCCTCTGTGCGCCAGGCAGTGCAAGACGCCGTGGCCAGGCGCGGCTGGCTGCTGGTCAGCGGCCCTCCCGGGGCGGGCAAAACCTTTGCCGTCACCACGGCGCTCGAGGACGCGGAGTGCCGCACCATCCGCATCCTGGGCGGCGACCGCTCCGAGACGCGCGCCAGCGCCATCGACGCGGCCATCTTCGAGGACGTGGCCTCGCACGAGCTGCCCCGCCGCTCGCGCGAGGCCCGCCGCCGCCAGATCGAGCGCATCCTGGGCCTGGCCGCGGCCGAGCAGCCCCTGGCCATCTACTGCGACGAGGCTACGTGGATACGCCCAGGATTTCTCACCGAGGTCAAGTTGATGAGAGATACCCTCCGCTTCGGGGCCGACCCGCGCAACCCCCGCCGAGCGGACCGCCGGCCCCTGTTCGCCGTGGTCATGGTCGGCTGGCCCGGCATGGAGCAGCGCGTCGTCAACAGCAGCGAGCTCAAGCCCCGCATCCGGCGCTACCGCATGCAGGGCCTGGCCAAGAACGAGATCAGCCGCTTCTGCGATCACCTTGGCTTCAGCAAGGCCGCGTTGCCCCCCGAGACGCGCGCCGCCCTGGCTCAGGCCCGCTGGCCGCTGGCCGTGCGCGACCGCCTCCTCGACGGCATGGACCGCGCCTGGCAACGCGGCTCCAAGGTCATCACCCCGGACGACGTGGCCGCCAGCCTGGCCGACCTCATGCGCATGGCCAGCGCCTTCGGCGTCACCTTGCGCCAGGCGGCCCGCGAGACCGGCATCAGCGTGTCTACCGCATCCACGATGGTCAGCGGCGCATACAACATCACGACGGCGCGAGCTGAGCAGAACGAAGCGAAGTTGCGCGGTTGGTTGCAGGACAAGATCGCCGAAGGCCGCGGCGACATCGCCGCGGCCGGCTGAAACCCGCTCCAAGGGCTGGGCGGCCGGCCCCAGCGCCGCCGCCACCCCCGCGCGCCGCCCAGCCCAGCGGAGCCAGCAAGACGGAAAGGGGACTTCGGGTTCTGGGGTTTCGGGCTTGGGAACGGCCACAAAGCCCCCAAACCCCAAGCCCCAGAACCCATCCGTTCCCGCCGTTCCCAAGCCCCAATATCCCAAGCCCCAGGACCCCAAACAATGACATGGCTCATCATCTACCGCGCAGCCGCCTGCGCCACGCCGCTGATCTACGCGGTCATGGCCCTCGCCGCGTGGCGGCATGGGCATGGGCGGGAGGCGCTCATAGCTGTTTTGTTCGCCGCATCCAACGCGGCCGTTTTCTGGCGCTAGGTTGGGTTCTCGGTTTCAGAGGCTTCGGGCCGTTCCCAAGCCCAAAGCCCGCACTCGTTGAAAGGAGATAGTGATGCCGAAGACGAAAAGCACGGTCGTGCAGCCGGTGTACGAAAGCTGGGAAGAGGTGGACGCGGCCCTGGCCGAACTCGCCCGCGCCAACGTCGAGCGCGTCAAGGCCACGGCCGAGATGAACCGCCGCCTTACCGAGGTCCGCCAGCAGTATGCTGGACGGATCGAGGCCGCGGTCGAGCGCGCCGGGCTGTTGGGAGCGGCCATCGAGGTCTATGTTGCCCGCCACCGCAAGGACTTGGGCGATAGGAAGAGCCGCGACCTCACCCACGGCGTCGTGGGCTACCGCCTCGACCCGCCATCGCTCAAGACACTCAAGAAGTGCACCTGGAAGAGCGTGCTCGAGGCGCTCAGGGATGGCTTCCAGCGCTTCATCCGAACGAAAGAGGAGGTTAACAAAGAGGCCCTGCTGGCCGCGGCGAACGCGGGCGAGTTGTCCGCGGACGCCCTGGCCAACTTGGGATGCGAGGTCGCGCAGGACGAGCAGTTCCGCCTGGAACTCCGCTACGAAGGCGACGACGCCCTGGTTATGCAGGCGGCCGAGGCGGAAGGCAAGTCCAAAGCCGCGTGAGTGCGGATACGGCAGGTGAACCACGAAGAGCACGAACCACGCGGCTGTCGCTCGCCGTTCTTCGCGCTCTTCGTGGTGTGCGCAGGTTTGGATCGTGGAGGCGAGGCCATGAAACGAAACGATGCCGGACGCGCGCCGACTAGCCAATGCCTGCGTCTCCTGATCGCGTTCCAGCGCCAGCGTTGGTCTGCGCCCGCTTGGAGCCTCAACCGGCTCGGGATGCTCAACGAGCGGGGGCGGATCAGCGACCTGCGCCACCGCTGGGGCCTGCTCGTCAAGGCCGAGCCCCGCGGCCGGCGCGGCCATACCGTCTACACTATCCCACCCGGCCAGCGCCGCGAAGCCCGTCGGCTGATCCGGGAAGGGGAGAGGAGGAGCGCAGGGCTATGAGAGTTTCTACGCTCTGGCGGCGTCTTCTCTGTGGGCTGGACTTCGCCTGGTCGCTGTCGTTCCGGCCTTACGAGAGACGGGAGTGTGGCATCCCTTACCGCTACCGCTGCCACCGATACCTCGACCCGTGGACAACGTTCCGCCTCGGATGGGGGATGTTCGATGACTGATTCCGCCACGCGCCCCCGCGACCCCATGCACGGCCACGGCCGCCGCGAGGAGCCGCACACGCTGGCCCAGCAGCGGCGCTACCGCCAGCTCTGCGCGGCCCTGGCCAAGGCGGCGCCGTTCGACGAGGAGTCCAGGCGCGATGTCACCGAGCGTGTTTGTGGCAAGGGCGTCCGTTCCACCGCGACGCTCTCCAAGGGGCAGATGGCCGGGCTTATCCGGGAGATGATCCGCCTGTGCCGGAACGTCGGGATCTCGGGTTCTCGGACTTCGGGCTTCGGAACGAAGCCCCAGAACCCCGCCGTTCCGCACAAATGGTCGCAGGACGAGTATATCTCCCACCTGGCGGGGGAGCTCGGATGGACCTGCCAGCCGGAGCGGCTGGAGGGCTTCTGCGCGCGCGTGTTCGGGCACGTCAAGGGGTTGACGTTGCTCACACTCAACACGCGCGAAAAGAGCCGCTTTATCGCTGCCCTGCGCGGCCTGCTCGCCGATCAGCGCCGGGGCGCGGCCTTCCGCGACCGGCCTGCAACGGGACAGACCACGAAGGACGGCGGGGCAAACCACGGAGAACACGGAGAACGACAGGGAATGGGGACCTCGATTTCTGGGGCCTCGGGCCTGGGCGCCGCCCCCAAGCCCCAGAACCCCGTGTTTCACTTCGTCCCAGGCGGGCTGTCGGTTCTCACCCGCTAATCACCTTTGCCTTCCGTCGCGTTCTCCGCGTCTCCGCGCCTCCGCGCCTCCGCGTGAGCCCGCCGTCCGTCGTTGCCGTTCCCCCCTCCTTCGCCGTCCTTCGTGTCCTCCGTGTCCTTCGTGGTGAATCGCTTTACCCCGTTTCTCCTTGCTTACCGCCGTCGAATGCGGTATATTCACTCCTGATCGGGGGATCAGCGGCGGCGCACAGGGCTGCGCTATGATGAACGTTGGTACGGGCGACCCGCCGGGTCGCCCCTGCGCCTTCCGGGCCATCACCACGCCCCACAAGCTCCTCCCTCCCAAGGCCATCGCCTGCCGGCTCGGCGTCTCGTGCGCCACGGTCTATCGTCTCATCAACGAGGGCAAGATCGCGGCGCACAAGGTCCGCGGCCAGTTCCGCGTCACCGAGCAAGCCGTGGCCGACTACTGGGAATCCACGCGGGATTTCTGAACGGCGGGAACGGACGGGAACGGAATGGGTTCTCGGACTTCGGGCTTCGGCGCCGTTTTCAAGCCCCAGAACCCCGCCGTTTCATCCGTTCCCAAGCCCCAAGCCCCCAAGCCCCAGATCCCCGCCGTTACCGCCGTTGCCGTTCCCAAGCCCGAGAACCCTAAGCCCCAGAACCCCCTTTTGCATCTGTTGCAGGTTTTCTGGCCGTGGCTGCCGCCAGGGGCGACAATATCCCTCGTTGACGCGGGCCGCCCTTCGACGCGGCTCAGGGCCGCGAGAAATGCCCTTGGCGGGCTTGCGAGCCTCCCATGCGGCGATTCCACGGACCAAGTGTTCATGAACGGTTCTGAACGGGTCTATGGCCGCGTAGCGAGGTCCTGGGATGCCGGACGCAACGGGAAACGCCAAATGCTTCGGACTCTGGGAGCCGGGGACGGCGAACTTCGCCGCGCTTAACGCCAGCCGCTACATCAAGGACGTGATCCGCGTGGGCCGGTGGGTATTGCCCGACGGCCGGCACCTGGACGTGAACCGCAGGCGCATGGACGAGTGGTGCGCCAAACACCGGGCCATGACCGCCGCCGGCATACGCATCCCCTTCCCCGTGGATCACAGCAAGGCCAGCCTGGACAACATGGGGTGGGTGGAGCAGCTCTACCGCGACGGCAACACCCTCAAGGCAGTCATCGAGGTCCCCAGGCCCGAACACGCCGGCCTCATCGGCAAGACGATCCGCGAAGTCTCGATCAGCGTTGACCCCTCCTACCGGGACGGGACCGGGCGGGACTGGGGAGAGGTGGTAAGGCATGTGGCGCCCTGCACGACTCCCGTGGTGCATGGCCAGGAAAATTTCGTGCCCCTGGCGGCCCGCGCGGGCGGCCAGGCCGAATCGCTGACCGTCATCATGTGCCGAAAGGAGCCAGACGTGGAATGGAGAAAGAAGATCGCCGAGACGTTGAATCTCAGCGAGGCGGACGCGGACAAGCTGTCCGATGACGAGCTGGCCGCCAAGCTCAAGAGCATGGCCGACGCCGAGGCCAGACACACGGCGTTGCTGCGCGAGGCCAAGGACCAGCGCGACAAGGCCGGCCAGGAATGTCTGAAGTTGCGCGAGGAGATCAAGGAACTTAAAGCCGGCGCTCCCGCGCCCAAAATCCCGGAAACCCCGGAGCTGATCGAAATGCGCAAGCAGCTCGAGCGCATGACGCGCGAGGGCGCCGAGGCCAAGGTCGCGGCCTTGCGCGCCGAAGGCAAGGTGACGCCGGCCATGGAGCCGGCCGTGCGCGAGCTGCTCTGCGCCCGCCAGATGAACCTGCGCGTCGCGGACAAGGACAGCGACGTGGCCGCCCAGGTCGAGATGATCTTTGCGTCTCTGCCCAAGGGCGCGGCGCTCGACATGAGCGAGCGGACCAAGCGCTTCACCGCCGAACCCAACCCCAACGACAAGGACCATGACGCCGACCCCAAGGAACTGCGCGCCGCGGGCGCCGCCGCCGCCGCCGCGGTCCAGGGCCGCAAGGCGTAGGCCACGGGCGGGTTTTCGGACTTGGGGTTCTGGGTCTTTGAAACGGAACCGAAGCCCGAAGCCCCAGAACCCGAAGAACCTGAACCGAGAGAAAAGGAGCAACACACATGGGCCACCTGCCCAATAGCGGACTGAGCGCCGAACGGACGTACACGCCCAGCGAGTTCCTCCTTGACCAGCACGTCATGGAGAAGGGCGTGACCATTGACAAGACGGCCCGCGACTCGGGCCACACCGGCTTCACAACCACGCTGCGGCCTGGCCTGGTGCTGGGCAAGATTAGCGCCAGCGGCAAGTACGCCCAGTATGACCCCAGCGCCAGCGATGGCTCCGAGGTCGCCATGGGCATCCTCAAGGAACAGGTCCAGGTGATTGACAGCGACGCCGTGGCCACGGACGCCGCGGCCGTCATGGTCATCCACGGCCGCGTAAGGGAGAGCTCCCTGATCGGATGCGACGCCGCGGCCAAGGCCGACCTGGCCGGACAAATCATCTTCGATTAACGGCGGGATCTTCGGGTTCTAGGACTTCGGACTTCGACGGTTCCCAAGCCCCAGAACCCCAAGCCCCAGAACCCGATCGTAAAGCTGCTTTACAAGGTACCTGGCCCAGCGAGATAGGAGACAACCATGCCTGTGGGCCAACTGGACGTGCTGAATCGGACAACGTTGACGGCGACGGTGCAGAACTTCAAGTATCCGCAGCTTCAGCTCTCGGCGTATTACGGCGCCATGCGGCCCGAGCGCACGAAGATGGGCGACACGGCCGAGTGGGACATCCTCAAGCCCACGCGGTCCATGGCCAAGCCCAAGGCGCCGGGCGCGCCCGCCAAGCTCGTGGCCTTGGAGCCGATGGGCCACCGCATCGCGCGGTGCATCCACGTGGCCGAGAAGCTGCCGCTGGACGGCGACCGCCTGGCCAACCTGCGCCAGCCCGGCACGGACAGCGATCCGCTCAACGATCAACTCTACGTGGCCCAGCAGCAGCTCACGCTCGACCGCCGGCGCGCCATGCTGCGCGAGTTCGCCATCGCCCAGATGTTCACGGGCGCCCTCGCCGTCAACGAAGATGACATCAAGGTCGCCGTGGACTACGCCGTGGACTCCACGCACAAGCCCACGGCCGCCGCGTCCTGGGCCACGGCCTCCACGGACATCCACGCGGACCTCAAGACGTGGAAGCTGCTGGCCGAGCAGGACAGCGGCTACACCATCACCGACATCTGGGCGCGCAGCGCGGTCAACGGCTACCTGCTCAACAACACCCAGGTGGGCAAGTACCTCCGATCCAGCGAGGCCACCAACCAGGTCACGCGCGAGGGCTTTGTCAGCCGGCTGTTCGGCTTCAACTGGCACTGGTATGACGCGGGCTACATGGTGAACGGGACGTTTACGCCGTTCATCGCGGAGAACCAGCTCATCATGACGCCCGAGCCTGACCCGTCCTGGATGGGCGTGATCGAAGGCTCCACCAAGATCAACCCCAACCCCGGCGACCAGAAGCTGGTGGACGCCTGGGGGCCGTATGCGTACATCCGGCTCAAGGACGATCCGGCCGCCTACGTCCTCTACCAAGGCGACACGTTCCTTCCCGTTCTCAAGATTCCCGACGCCATCGTGTACGCGAAGGTCGTGGCCTAAGCGGATTCTTGGGATTCTGGGGCTTCGGGCTTGGGAACAGCCACGAAGCCCCAGGACCCCAAGCCCCAAGACCACGCCGTTAAGCCCCAGAACCCCAAACCCCAAAACCCCGCCGTTACAGAGGAACCCCATGGGCCTGTTCGTCACACTCACCCCCGGCGCGGGTTGGCTCAAGAACCTGCCCGCGCTCGTTGACGACCCGCAGGACGGCATTACCCAAGCCGACCTGACCGCGGCCGAGGCGTGGGCGGACGCGCGGGTGGCGGGGTTCTTCGGCCGGTTTTACGACACGACCACGGCCGCCTTCCGCGCCGCGCCCATCCCGCGCCAGGTCGCGGACCTGCTGGCCTCGGCTCGGGTCATCGGCTTCAAGTTTGCGCGCGGCGGTGAGGGCGATCCTGGAATGGTGGCGACGTTGGAGGCCCAGGCCAAAGAACTGATGCAGGAAGGGCGCGCGTCGGTCTTACTCGACGCCACCGGCGCGCGAATCACCCCGCTGGCGCTGGCCGTGCCCCGCGTGGGCGAGGTGTCCCCATGAGCGCCAGCTACATCACAACCGGCTTCCGCGCCGTCTGGTCCGCACTCAAAACAGGCTCCAACGTGGCGGCCCACATGGCGTCCAAGAAGGGCCAGTACTACGAGGAGACCGAAACCTCCAAGCCCGCGCTGAAGATCACGCGCTCCGACTGCCCGGCCATCATCATGGTTCCTGGGGTCAGCGCCATCTCGATTGCGCCGGCTAACAACATGACGTTCGACGTTTCCATTCCGCTGAACTTTGACCTGCGCGAGGAAAACATGGACGTGGGCGCGGCGCTGAACCTTTGGGAAATGCTGGTCCGCGACCTGTGGGCCGCGTGGAAGGCGAACGCCTTTGGCTGCGCCAGCCTCGGCCTTTACCAGGTCAAGCCCGGTTCCGCGCAGGTCCGCAAGGTCTACGATCAATCCGAGTCGGCGCTGGTTTTTGTCTCGTGGCAGGTGGAATGGCCCCTGACGCTGGTTTTCCGCCGCGATCTGGCCGCGGCCTGAAGGAGGAAACACCGTGAGCGAAATGGAAACGTCTCAAGGCTACTCGGGCGCGCTGGGGATCAAGAAGGAAACCGAGTTCAACGTGGCGGCCACGCCGCCTTCGCTCTTCATCGAGATCGAGAGCGAGACCTTTGACGAGAACCGCAACTGGCTCAACGCGCCGGGCATTGACGGAACGCGCAGCCGCGCCCTGACCCGCTCGGCCGAAACCACCTTGGACCCCCGCGGCGGCTTCAACATCAACGGCGTCAAGGGCGCTTACCTTCCCACCCTGCTCGAGCTGGCCCTGGGCTGCTACGGCTCCGGTTCCGGCGCCGCGGCCGATCTGCTGCCCAGCTTCACCACCGTGGTCAAGAAGGGACCGAAGTACGGCGTGTGGGCCGGCTGCAAGATGGCCAAACTGGAGCTGAGCAGCAGCCAGGAAGACCAGGCGCTCAAGGCCGCGGTTGAGGCCGTGGCCGCGTCGCTCACGGTGGGATCGTCCACGGACCTGGGCACGCCCTCCTACTCCAGCGAGATCCCGCTGACGCACTGCCGCTCCACGTTCACCATTGCCGGGACCGCTGTGTGCGTCCGGAGCCACACCCTCACCATCGTGAACAAGCTCGACGAGGAGGTGTACCGCAACAGCCAGACGCGGCTGGCCATCCCGGAATCCGGCGAGCGAGAGGTAACCGGCCAGGTTGAGATCGACTGGTCCACGGCCAACTACGCCGCGACCATGGCGCTCTGGCGCGCCGGGACCTACGCCGAGTTCCGGGCCGTCTACACCAACGGCGTCAACGTCATCACCTTTGTCTGCCCCAACTGCCGCCTCCCCTCCGAGTGGGGCAAGCTGTCCAACAAGGACACCATCCTGGCGCCGGTGAAGTACGAAGTCTTTGCAAGCGCGCCCGGCCAGCGCGACGAGATTCAGGTCTACGTGGCCGCGGCTTGACGGACGGGCCTCGGGTTCTGGGGCTTCGGCGCCGTTCCCAAGCCCCAAGACCCCAAGCCTCAGAACCCCGTCGTTGAAAGGGAACCGAATGCGGATTCTCATCGCGCGAGAGTCGGGCGGGTGGGGCGACGTGCTCTGCACGCTCTTTGCCGCGCGCGGGCTGCGCCTGGCCCATCCGGACGCGCACATCTCCTACTTCTGCATGAGGCCCTTTGACGCCTTCCTGCGCGTCGTGGCGCCGGACATCAACCGCGTCATCCCCTTTGGTGAGACGGACGGCGAGCCCCCGCGCCGCGTCCGGCCCCGCCGCCGCGCCATGAACCAGCCCGTGGACCTGGCCGCCTACGGCCTGCGCGGGCGTTATGACCTGGTGGTGGATTGCTGGTGCCCGGCCGACCGCGAGGAGAGGGCCACGGCCGGCCGCGCGCGGCGCTCGCGCATCGAGGCGTTCTGCGACGCGGCAGGCGTGGCCTGCCCGCCGGTCCCGCGCCTGGCCCGTCCCCCGGCCGCGATGGCCGCGGCGGCGCGCGTGCTGGCCGAGTTCCGCCCCGCGGGCCGGCCCACCGTGCTGATCCAGCCCCGCTCGGCCCGCGTCACGAAGAACTGGCCCGCCGGCCACGTGGCGCGGTTGGTGGATCTGCTCAAGGCGCGCGGTGTGGTGCCCTTCAGCGTGGGCGTGGACGGATCCGGCGTGGCCGGCCTGCCGCACGTCATGGGGCTGTCGCACGTCCAGGTGGCGGCCGTGGCCGCCAGCGTGGATTGCATCGTGGCGCCGGATAGCGGCCTCTTCCACCTGGCCGCGTTCGTGGCTACGCCTTGCGTGGCCATCTTCGGCCCAACGGACCCACGCCAATACGTCCGGCACTACCCGCTGGCCCGCTTCCTGTGGCGGCCCGAGGCGTTCGCGGGCCGCTGCGGAATCCCGTGTTTGTACCTGCCGGAGAACGGCTTCCCCCCACAAGGCATGTGCCTTGAGGAGGGCGCGTGCATGGCGGCCGTGGAGCCGCAAGCCGCGGCCGAGGCGGTGATGGAGATTCTTGAGAGGGGTTCTGGGGTTCTGGGGCTTCGGGCTTCGGCGCCGTCTTCGCCGTTGCCAAGCCCCAAAACCCCAAGCCCCAAGCCCCCCGTTTAAGGAGCGAATGATGCCCCACGATGAAGCCCGTGACGCTATTGGCGAGATGGACGAGTACGTGCAGTACGGGACGTGGTATCCCCCGCACGATGGGTTCCAGCCCGTGCATGTGGCCTATGTGCCGCTGACGAGCAACAGGATGCAGGAGCTGTCGCGCCAGATGGACGGCCAGCCGGCTCACCGCCGGATGCGCGCGTCCGTGGAGATCATCGCCAAGCAGGTCCGCGCCTGGACGGCGAAGACCTTGCGCGGCGCCCCGGCGGACTGCCGCAACGCCCTCCAGATCGGCGGCGAGATGGATTACAACATCGTCGAGGGCGTGGCCGGGGTGATCCTGGACAGCAAGCGCAGCGAGGAAGCGCAGCGGGAGCTGGCGGATTTTTCGAAGCGGTAGCGTTTCTGCATGACGAGCCGGTCTGGTTCTGGCGCGACTGCGCGATGTGCAGACGCTACCTGCTGGATGAGAACAACGAGATCAGGCGTGACGCGAACAGCAAGCCCATCCCGAACCTCGCGCCCCCGCAGTGCGCGGATACGCCCTGCTGGAACCCTGGGGCCAAGCGCCTGCGCAGGCGCTTCACGCCGCAGGACCTGGCCTGCTATCGGCGCTGGCAGATGTGCCGGGCCTTCAAATGCCTGCCGCAGGCAGGCTCACTGGCGGACCAGAACCCCTGGGAAATGGCCAGGTTCGCCGAGTTGGAGCGGCGCGCGCAGCTCGCCGACGAGACGCGCAAGTGGAAGGTTTTGGCCGCGATGCTGGGAGCGAGGACGCGGTGACAAAGGCTGGGTTTTGGGGTTTGGGGTCTTGGGGCTTAGGAACGGCTGCCGTTCCGAAGCCCGAAGCCCCAGAACCCCTGCCGTTCCCGCCGTTCCCAAGCCCGAAGCCCGAGAACCCGAAAGCTTGTCGTTGAGGACATGTGATGTCCGACGCCGCGGTTGACATTCTGATTCGCTTTCAAGACAAGGGCAGCGCCCGGCTGCGCGAGATCATGGACCGCCTGAACCAAGGCGGCCCAGTGGCGGCGCGGCTGGGCGCGGCCGGCGCCGCGGCGCTGGCGGCCATTGAGCGCCACGGCGCCAACGCGGCCCGCGTCCTGGGCGGGCTGGGCACGGCCGCCGCGGCCGTGGGCGGCAAGCTCAACCACGCGCTTGGCCTGGCCGTGGGACGGCTGGTCAGCCTGGCCAAGTGGCTGGCCCTCGCCGGCGCGGCGTTCGCCGGCTGGCAGATTGGCCAGGGCATCCGCCTCAACCAGCAGCTCGAGCAGAGCAACGTAGCTTTGACCGTGCTGCTGCGCAGCCAGGCCAGGGCCAATCTCCTTCAACGCGAGACCCTGAGCTTCGCGGCCCGGACCCCGTTCCGCTATGAGGAACTGGACGAGACGGTCCGGATGCTGGAAGCGTTCAACATGGAGTCGTCGTCCTGGCTCTCGACCGTGGGCGACCTGGCCGCGGGCGTGGGCAGACCGATTCAGGAAGTGGCCCGGGCGCTGGCCTACCTATCCACGGGCCGCACGGGCGAGGCGGCCGAGTCCCTGGCGCGCATGGGCGTCAACCTGCGCGCCATCCGCGGGCTGCAATGGGGCGGCCAGGGCGAGTTGCTCACGCCCAAGGACGAGGCCATGCGCGTGGTCAAGGGGTTCCTGGACGAGCGCTACGGCGGCATGATGGAGCGCCAGAGCAAGACGTTTGCCGGCGCGGCCTCCACCATGATGGACAACATCGCCCTGCTGCGCGCCGAGGTCACCAAGCCGCTTTTCGAGCGCCTGCGCGACCGGCTCATCCAGCTCAACGCGGCTTGGGACCGGCTGAGCCAGTCCCCCGGAGTTCAGCGGTTCATCCAGGCCGTGCAAGGCAGCCTGGTCAAGGCGCTGGAATACGTGGAGCGGCTGGCCCAGCGGTTCGCCACGGTATTTGAGCAGACCGGCTCGCCCGGAGCGGCGCTGCTGGCTGGCCTCAATCAGGTGTGGGAAGACGCCAAACCCCTGGCCGCCAAGTTCATCGCGTGGCTGGCCAATGCGCTTGTCGAAGCGCTCAAGCTCGCATTCAAGGGATTCATGGGCGCGTCGCTGGGGACGCAGGTGGCGCTGGGCGGCCTGGGCGCGCTGAGCCTGGCCGGCCACGTGGCCAGCCTGGCCAGCCTGCTTAAGACCGCAGGGCCAAAGATCGCTTCGTTCGCTACGGGCGCGTGGGGCCTGGGCAAGGCGGGCGCGGCGGCCATCCCGGGGTGGCTGGGCGCTGGCGGGCTGGCCGCGACGCTGGCCGCGACGCTCACGCCCCTGGCCGCGGCCTATGTAGTCGGCAAAATAGGCCAGTGGGGCGTGGGCGCGTGGGGCGACGCCAGCAGCCGGGCCATTGAACAGGGCAACGCGGGCTGGGGCACGACGCTGCTTTCGCGGTTGACAGGCCTGGGCATTGACGTGGACCGCGCCAACGCGGGCGCCGCGGCTGGCCGCGAGGCCCAGGCGGCCTTTCAGAATCGCACGGCGTTCGATGCGGGCCGCGAGACGGAGTTCGTGGCCATCATCGAGCGCAACGTGGCCGCGTACCGGCAGATCGTGGCGGCGCAGAAGGCCGTGGCCGATTCCATCCAGGACACGACGGACCGGATCAAGAGCGCGGGCGAGGCGTTCCTGGAGAAGTACCGGACCCCGGAGGAGAAGCTGGCCGAGCGCCAGGCTGCGGCGGCGCGGCTGCTGGACAAGCGCGACGTGCTGGCGAATCCGGAGTCGTACAAGCTCGACGACGCCACGCTCAAGAGGCTGAACGAGATCTCCGACCCGGCCCAGCGCGCCATGCAGACCCAGGTGGAGCTTGCGCGCAAGGCCAGGGACGTGGAGCAGGAACGCTTGCGCGTGATCCAGGACCTGCACGCGGCGCGCCTGGCCGAGGGCGACGCGCAGATCGCGCTGCTGGACAAGGAGAAGGAGCGCTTTGAGGCCGAGCGCCGCAGGACCGAGGAAATCCGCCGCCAGAACGCCTCCTATGCCGAGCAGATCGCGCTCATGTCCCCGGCCGAGCGCGCGCGCGCCAAGGCGGTGAAGGAGTGGGTCGGCGAAGACTACTCCCGGTTCGGCCAGCTCAACGAGAGTGACAAACGCCGGCTGATGAATGACCCCTCGTTCAAGAAGGTTTTCGAGGAGAAGTTCCAGCCGCGCATCCTGGCCGAACAGGGCATTGTCCAGCCCGCCGCAGCGCCCGAGCGCGATTGGGAAGCGGAGAAGGCGGCCAAGGCCAAGGCGATTAAGGAGCAGGCGGACGCGGAGGCCACGGCGGGCGTGGCCGGCGTCAAGGCGGGCCAGGGCGAGTACGCCAAGCAGGCCAAGGCGGTCGAGGAGGGCATGATCGCGGCCCTGGCCAAGTGGCAGAAGGACAACTTCAAGCCCGGCGACAAGACAGCGGAAACCAAGGTGGACATCGGCAACATCGAAATCCTGCTCAAACTGGACGAGTCGGGCGAATTGACGGAGCGGATCAGCGCGGCGGTTCGCTCGGCGGAGACCTTGATCGTCAAACACGTCATGGAGCGCGTGCGCCTGGAGCATGCGGCGAACGGATGAGCCAGCTCAAGTACAACAGCTACGTTTTCAGCCCCACGCCGGCCCTGGTCATTGACCAGGAGCCCCTGGGCAATCCGGACGGCCCGCAGCAGGCCGTGCGCGAGACCTGGCGCATCCGCGGCGCGCTGCTGGGCGATCAGGCCGCGCTCATCACCGCCGCCGCCGCGCTCGACGCCGCCTTTGCCGCCAACGGCGGCGACCTGACCCTCTACGCCAACGACGGCGTGACCGTGCTGCGGCAGCTGCTCAACTCCGGCTGCCCCGGCGGCACGCATGTGGTCAAGGCGCCCGCCTACCCGGACGTGGACAAGGCGGCGTGGGCTACGCATCTGCCTTACGAGCTCGCCGTATCAGGCGTGCGCATCCGCGCGGACGCGCCCAACAGCACGGCCTGGGGCAGCAAGGTCACGTCCACGGCCACCGACGCGCAGGGGCAGGTCATCACGCGCGTCAGCGGCAAGTACAGCGGCCCCGGCGCGCAAGACGCGGCGAACGCAGCCAAGCTCACGAGCGGCGTGGTCGTGGTCAGCGAGGAGCAATCCGTATCCGCCGAGGACGCCAGCGTCAGCTTCAACTACGAGTACGTCTCCACCGACAGCCGCGAGGTTATCAGCTTCGTCGAGACGGTGACGATGAACGAGGACTTTTCCACCAAGGTGTTCCGCAAGGTCTTGGGCGGAGCGGCGCCTGCGCGCCAGACCACGGTGCTCAACGAGGTGACCGCCACGCAGGAAGGCAGCGCCGTTGGCCGTAGCGGATATCCGGCCATCCCCGGCCCGCTGTGGAGCCCGGCCGATTACGCCGCGCCGCCGGTCATAAGCTACGAATGCCCCGAGCGCGCGCCCGGCGGCCTCATCCGTTACAAGGTCCGCTGGCGCTACGCCTATGCCTGGTCGAGCACGGTTGTCAGCGGACCGATCAAGGAGCCCAATAATCCGCCGGCGTAACGGCGGACGGCCAAATCAGCCACAGATGAACACAGATGGACACAGATAGGACGGACGGCAACGGAGGCTGACCATGAAGATCATGAAGAACCATGAAGGAGGCAGGCATGAGCTTCGCCAGCCGTTTCTTCGTGTATCGTCGTGCCCTTCGTGGTTTTCCATCCTCCGTCGTCCGCCGTTGATCTGTGCCGTTTCTGTCCTTTGGACCTGAACCATGGCCTTTGTGGACGCGACATTCGCGGGAGTGCACGCCGACGCCTCGGCCGGCGACGCCAGCTTTACGCTGGGTCTTGGGCCGGCGCCGTCGTCTGGCCAGGTCTGCCTGGCCGGCGTGGGCCACAGCATGTCATCGGGCGACCTGGTCTTCAGCGACGGCAACGGCGGCAGCGTCACCATTGCCAACCTGACCGTGGCCGAACGCACGGAGCACGACGGACCGGACGGCCAGTTCACGCGGATCATGCTGAAGGACCGGCGCTGGCGCTGGGAGAAGCAGAGCCACGTGACGGGCGAATGGAACAAGCCGGGCGCGGACGGGATCACGATCCCGGCGGCCCTGAGGAGGAGCGCGCGCCAGCTCGTGGCCATGTGCCTGGCGGCCATGGGAGAGACTGGCTATGACGTGACGGCCCTGCCGGACAATTTCTACCCCTACGTCAAGTGGGAGTTCGCGCCCGCGGCCCAGGCCGCCCAGGGGGTTTGTGATCAGTGCCGCTGCGTGCTGACCCTGGCCAGCGACGACACGGCCAAGGTCGTGGCCCTGGGCAGCGGCGCCACGCCGCCGGCTACGGGCCGCGAGCAGGAGGAAACCGGCGTCCGCTACACGGATCAGCCAGACACCTACATCGTGCGCGGCGGCCGGGCCATGATCCAGCGGACCAGCCGCCTCGTCCCCGTGGGTCTGGACACGGACGGCGCGGTCAAGCCCCTGGCCAGCCTGAGCTACTACAGCCAGGCCGCGTCCGCCTACGGCGGTTCATTCATCAAGGCGATCAACGGCGGGTTCTACGCGCTCAAGGAGACGGCGCCGGAGGTATTCAAGGCGGCCGAGCAGAGCTGCGGGCTGTGGTTCCGGCTGCCGGACGCGGAGCGGGTCTACCTGCCCGTGCTGTCAAGCATCTGCGAGACCGCGACCGAGGACGGCGCGCCGACCTGGCGCAGGCCCTATTGCCTCAGCGACGCGCTGTACCTGAAGCGGCCTGACGGCATGTTTGAGGCCCAGGGCTCGGGCGAGGTGGGCGCGTCGTGGGACTTGGACGCGGAGCGGGGCATCGTGAAGATGAAGGAGCCGCCGTGGGCGGACGCGGGCGGCGCGGCCCTGGCCGCCATTGACCTGGTATGGGCCAGCGAAAGCCGGCAGGACGATGGCAGCGTGAAGGACGAGGACTACTACACCTACGTCAGCGGGACCGGCCCGGCCGAGCGCGTCGAATGCGCGGAGTGGCTGGTGTTGCGCGGCGTCGTCGTCGAAGGCGAACCGGACTGGATCAACAAATCCGAACTGGACGCCGTGGCCGCGCAACTGGTGGCCCTGATCCAGGAAACGGGCGAGACCGAGACCAGCGGCGACATCGAGCTGGCCGGGATCGTGAACATCTGGCCGGACGGCGCCATCCGCCAAGTGACGTGGAGCGCGGGCGAGCGCGGCGCCTCGACCAAGCTGACGCACAACACGGACCGTCCGCCCATTGGCCGGGCCAAACTGGGACAGCAGATCGAGGCGCTGAAGAAGCAGGCCGAGGCCACGGCCGGGGCGGCCGCGGCGGCAAAGGCCAGCCTGGTCCGCGTCACGTTGCCCGCCGTGGCCGCCGAGCCGCCCAAGAAGACGCAGAGCCTGCGCCTGGCCTCCAGCATGGCCCAGGTGGTCAACGTGGACCTGACCGAAGCGCCGGACGGCGGCGTGGGCTGGATCGTCTACGAAGAGGTTGCCTCCGACCCCTACATCAAGCGCGCCGAATACCCCGGGGTCACGGCCCTGGTCATCTGCCACGGCGCCATCCCCTCGGGCAAGCCCGGTGTGGCCCGCGTCACGGGACGCCACAGGGTTTTGGTGGACGATTGGGAACACATCTCGATGGGAGACCGCCTCGGGGCATTGCCGCATAGCTGGCATGCGCGGAGGTCGATGCTCGGGCCCATGCTCGTCGTGGCCAAGATGCCCAAACCCTACGTCCTCGCCGAGATCACCCGGCGCAGAGGCGATGGTCAATTGGTCACCAACGTGTCTGGATCGGTGAGTGGATCGTTCGAAACGATTCGGTTCGGGCCTGGCTGGCGCGTGAGGTTTTCGGACAAGCCCGGTGTTCTGCTGGTTGATCCCGTGCCCCCTGAGGAAGATTGATGCCTATCCTTGTGGTTGACGATGCAGGAACCGAATATCTGGCCGCCACGCTGATGTTCAGCGGCGTGGATGTCACCGACCTCGGCGACGGCGTCGTGCTGATCGGCGAAGGCGTGGGGGGAACCAGCTCCTCATCGTCATCCAGTTCCTCATCCAACAGTTCCTCTAGCCCGTCGTCCAGCAGCAGTTCGTCCTCAAGCAGTAGTTCCTCATCTTCAAGTAGTTCATCAAGCTCGTCCTCCAGTTCTTCATCCAGTTCGTCCTCCAGCAGTTCGTCCTCCAGCAGCTCAAGCTCATCCAGTTCCTCGTCCAGCAGCGAGTCAAGCTCGTCCTCGTCCAGCGAGTCCAGCAGCGAGTCAAGCTCGTCCAGTTCCTCGTCCAGCAGCGAGTCAAGCTCGTCCTCGTCCAGCGAGTCCAGCGGCAGCGACAGCAGCGAGTCTTCGTCCAGCGAGTCCAGCGGCAGCGACAGCAGCGAGTCTTCGTCCAGCGAGTCCAGCGGCAGCGACAGCAGCGAGTCTTCGT